CCCGCAGGCAGCTGGTGCAGGTGCGGGGGCACGATCACCAGCATTTCGGTGGGGTCGCGCGGAATGTGCCACAGCCCGCCGGGCGCGAAGAGGCGGGCCCACACCTCGTGCGGGTTGCCATCGTTGTCCAGCGTGCGGGACATGGTGAGCCTCAGATACACCGCGTTCTCGTCCTGGCGGACGTCGCTGGCCAGCCCGCTGAACGTCGCGAACTCGCACTGAGGCGCGGCGCCAGACTGCTCGATGACGCGCACTACGAACGCTTCGAACGTGTCGCTGGGGTCGTGCGCGGACAGGTGCGGCGCGGTCATGCGGCCCCCAGGGTGACCAGGTTTTGGAACTTCACGGTCAGCTCGTAGCCGTCCTCGTCGACCTTGTGGGTAGCCTTGTGCACGTACACCTCCAGCGGGCCGTCCGCGCCGCTCTCGAATGACTCGACCAGCAGCGGGGCCACGCGCTCGCTGTAGCCCACATCGATCAGCAGCTGCACACGCTCCTCGGTGGCGGTCAGGCCGGCCATCAGCTGGCGGTGCTCGCTGTCGATCTGGATGAACACGCGGTCCCCGTTCTCCAGGCCGGTGACGTCGTACGACGCGTCATCGTCTGCGGGGTCGTCAGACAGGTCTTCGGCCGCGGGGTCCGACTCCACGGCCATGCGCGCGATCTTGAATTCGCCCTCGAACTCCTGCCGGTTGCGCTCGTTGAAGAGGCGCTCGGCTGCGTCCTCCAGCGCGTCCTCGCCGGCCACGCTGCCGTATGGGAACCACTGCCGCTTGTCCTCGCTGCCGGGCACAGGCGGTGGGGCCTGGTGCCGTTTGGTGGCGTGCTTCTTCGGCTTGGTGACGCGCACATCGCCATGGGGCGGGTACACCGCGGTGATGTATTTCTGCTGCGTCACATCGTAGGCGTTCAGCCCGATGCCTTCTTTCAGGCGCACCAGGTTGCGCTTTTCTTTGTAGTCCGTGAGGTTGTGCCCATACACGAACACGGGCCGCCGGCGCGGCGCGCGCAGGCCGCGGCTGGTGCCCACCACCAGCTTATCCAGGACGATGCGCGGGATCATCGCGACCGGATCGCACGCTCGTTTCACGTAGTGCCACAGCGTGTCCTCTGGCTTCACGCCCATCTTTGCATCCTTCAGCGCGCGCGGCGCTGCGGTGCCCAGGTCGGGCCACTTCTGCAGACCCTGCAGCTCCAGATCGATGTGCGCGCCGCCAGGCACGGCGTTCAGCACGCGCCGCAGGGCCACGTCCAGCGTGTCGCCGTAGGAAGGCACCAGGCTGGGGTGCGGATGGCGCGCGTCGAGGTATAGGCCCGTGTAGTCGCGAGCCTTCCACGTGATCTTTCCCTCGTCCTCGGACAAGGCCATCTCGGGCTCGTCCACGTACCCGATGAAGCGGATCAGGCTGTCATCGTCCTGCAGGTCCTCGGGCGTGGTCAGCATGCCGCCGGCGTCGCCCACGTAGACCTGGATCAGCACCTGGCGGATCATGCGCGGCAGGATCGGAAGGCGCTGGACGTCCAGCTCCACCTCGCACGTGTCGGCGGTGTTGTAGTCGTTGCGCTCGATGGTCACGGCGCGCGGTCGCGCCACATCGGTGACGGTGCGCAGCTCCTCGCTGGTCCGCGACAGCTGCACAAGCGCCGTGAAGCGCACCAGGGCCCGGGGGTAGTAGAAACGCACGCACGGAGCATACGCGCTCCGCGTCGCAGCGCCCCGCCGCGGCGTTCTACGACTTGCCCCCAGGCACCAGAATGCGCGTACCGCCGGCCAGCGCGCCCATGGGTAGCGATGGGTTGAGGGACCGAATGGTGGCCACGCTGGTGGCGAACATGCGCGCGATCCCCTCGGCCGTGTCGCCGTCGTGCGTGGTGTAGAAGCGGGTCTTGCCCGTGCCGATAGCGCGACGCTCTGCGCTTTCGCCCACCTCGCCGCACGCCTGAATGGCCTTGCGCAGCGACTCCATCCCCTCGGCGCGCGCACGACCCCAGGCCAGGCGCGACTCAGCGTCTTCGCCAGGGTTGGCGGACGAAGACACGAATGACCAGGCGTCCTTCAGCTTGGTCTGCAGGCGCTTGGCGCTGTTCGCGATCTGGAACAGCTTGCGCTGCACGGACTGCAGCGCGTAGGCCACCTCGTCCACGGCGCCGGCGATGTCGTTGGCCAGCGACAGCAGGCCAGCCAGCGGGGCCACGATCGCGCTGAACAGCTCCTCCAGCACGCTGCCGAAGTTGGTGGAGAACCCTGGCACCTTGAAGTGCCCCTTGGCCACCGCCAGCTCGTCCAGCACGCCCTCCAGCGACGCCGCCAGGGCCAGCGGGCGCGCGCTGCTGCGGCGGCGCGCCTTGGCGTCGCCGGTGCTGTACACGTCGAACGTCAGCACCGACTCGTACTCGCCCTCGCCCTCGACGCCGTGCTGCGTGTCGTGCAGCAGACCGATCCGCAAGGTCTTGCCCCAGACGATACGCAGCGGGCGGGCGGCGGCCTTGATCTCCTCGATCAGCTTCACGCGCTTTTCGGCGTTGCCGTTGAGACCGGTCATGCTGTCGCGGAAGTGCACCCGCACCACCAGGTCACGGTGCTGCAACCCCATCACGTGCACCACGGGCTCGTCGCTGCCCGGCTCCGGCTTCAGCTTGCGGCGCACCTCGCCGCCCAGGTCGAAGGCCGTAGCGCCGCGCGTGTGACCCTTCGGCGCTTCGGTGCCCTGCAGCACGACGCGGCGGCGCTTGCCGTCCATCTCTTCGAAGTAGAGCCGCTCGTATGCGCCGTTCGCCATGGGTGGTGCCTCAGTGCTGCAGGTACGACGCGACGCCGATCGCGCGCCGCGGGGCCTTCATCAGCTTGTCCAGGTGGGTGGCCACGTTGACCGCGAAGCGCTCGGGGTCCGACTCGGACATCACGGTCATGTACACATTGTTCGTGATGTTGGTCTTGCCGGCGCCGTGGACCTTCTTGCCCTTCTCCAGCGAGTCCATGGCGGCCAGCTCGGCGTCCAGCGCGCTGGTGTCTACAGCCTTCACCTCGCGCAGCTTCTTGGACTTCAGCACGTCGCCGATGGTGTTCTTGTCGCCCTCGCCTTCGTTCCCGTCGCCGTAGCCCGGGATCATCTTCAGCACCTTGGCGATGGCGCCGGCCAGCAGCCGCATGGGCGCGGTCACCAAGCGGAAGGCGTAGATCGCTGCGTCGATGGCGCCGAGCAGCGCGATGCCCAGCAGGTCCACCAGCGGCTTGCCGATCGTCCACATGTCCTTGAGGAACTGGGTGGTTTCGGTCAGCGCGGCGCCGAAGTTTTCCTTGATCTCTCGCCACATGCCCTGGCCCCACTCCTGGAGTTGGTGGAACAGCAGGGCCGTGTGCTCGGTGTTGGGGGTCAGCACATCAAACACGCCCACCAGCGCGGCCAACACCAGCCCCAAGGCCATGGCCGGCCCAGCGACCGCCAGCAGGCCCACGCTAGCTTCGGCGCTGGCCGCCGGCAGCGCGCCGCCGATCGTGCCCTCAGCGGTGCCGGCCAGCAGGGGGTTCAGTGAAATCTGCTCACCGAGTGCGCCGCCGCCCTTGCCGAAGAGGCCCCCCATGGCGGGCGCCGTCGTGGCTGCCGTCTCTGCGATGCCCTTGCCCACCTCCTTGCCGCCCTTGGACAGCATCGATGTGAGCGCGCTGCCGGCCATGGGGGCCAGCGCGCCGGCTGCACCCAGGCCCACCCGTGCCCCCGCCATGGTGCCCAGCGTCGCGCCTGGGTGCTCGATCAGGGCGGTGGCCACACGCTTGGCGATGGGCTCGATACGGGTCCAGACGCGCTCCAGCGTCTCGGCTGCCTCGTGCGCGTAGGACTTGATAACCCCCCAGTGGTCCACCACGTAGTCCACCGCGCCGGTCAGCTTGTCGTATCCGGTGGTCAGCATGCCACCAACGGCATCGGCAAAGTGAGTCGCCTTGCCGCTGTCGAGGACCTTGTTGATGCCCTCCAGCGACCCCTTGATCCGCTCGAACAGCGGGGCGGTCGTGCGCCCCAGCAGCATCTTGATGTTGTCCACCATGGTGCTGGTCAGGCCTGACCACGAATGCTTGAACGAGTCCAGCGAGTCGCTGGACTTGGCCATGGCCTTCTGCAGGAAGTCGAAGCGCTCGGCAGCGGTGGCCTTGTTGAACTCCTTGCCGTTGACCTGCGTGTGCGTGTTGATCCCGAGGCGCATACCGAGCACGTTGTGCCCGCCGGCGTGGCCTTCGAGAAGCATGGCCATCTCGCGCGCGGCCTGGTCGAACTGCACACCCATAGCCGCCGCCGCGACGACGGTCTGGCTGGTCATCTCACGGATGTCCTGCACGCCCTTGCCCGCATTCAGCAGCGGCGCGGTGAGCGTCTGAGCCATCGAAACGAAGTCCCCAAACTCGCCCGGCAGCGCTGCCGCGTCCTTGCGGATGTCGGCCATCAGGCTCTTGCCCAGCACCAGGCCGTTGGTCATGCCGGTGTTCCCCAGCATGTTGAAGATCGTCGCGAAGCCGATCTGGCTGTCCTCCAGTTTGGCGTTGACGCCCACCAGGCCGGTGCTGATGCCCTTGATCGCCAGGCCCGCCCCGCCGAGACCCACCAGCCCCACTGCGGCGCCGCCCAGACGCAGCATGGCGCCGGCGGCGCTGTCCATCAGCCCGCCCAAGCCACGCGCGGCGCCACCCATGACGGACAGCGCGCCGGCGGCGACCTTCGCCTTGCCGGCGATCTTGTCGATGATGCCGCTGTGCCGGTCTTCCGCCTCGTAGACGGTACGAACGCGATAGTCGAAACCGCCCATGCGGCGGAGGGTATCAGGTCAGCCGCCACCAGGCAGGTCCGGGTCCACACCCTTGACCGACATCCAGGTCTCGACCACGTGATCCCACCACCACAGGAAGCGGTCGAACTCCATGGCTTCCACTGCGTCGGCGGGCTGGTGACCCAGCACCGCCAGCATGGCCGCCATCCGTTTTACTACCGATAGGGGCGGATCGTCGGTCCGGTCGCAACCCCGAAAGGGCCCTCGCTCTTGGCGGCCCCTCCGCTGGCGGCGCTGACCATCTTCTTGAACGTGTCGACCATGATCGCGTTGATGGCGATGAAGTCCGCCGCTTCGACGGTGCCCAGCTCGGCCTGCTTGATCGAGTTGATGTAGGCGTCCTTCGCGTCCCACATGAAATCAGTCACGGGGACGATGTTGGCAGCCTCGCGCATTGCGTCGGAGTCCTCGGCGTCGAAACACGCGTTGTCCAGCAAGCGCGCGGCCACGCCGGCGATGATGTCCGGCACCTCGTCGTCCGTGGGCAGCGCGGGCAGCGGCAGGCCCTTTTCCTTGTCGGTCTGGGTGCCGTTGACGCGGCGCGCGTGGGCGGCCCGCAGCTCGTCCAGATGGGTGGCGACGTCCTGTTCAGCCTGGGCGCGCATGCGGGGCGCGGCGTCCGCCTTGTCGAAGCCGTCCACGTAGATGACGGGGACCGGCGACAGCGTGATCCCTTTGACCAGCTTGCGCATGGCCAACATGCCCAGGTGGTACGCGAACTCGGCCTGGGTCGGCTCCGCGCTGTCCTTGCTGGCCCTGATGGCGGACCGCTCGCGCAGCTCGATGAACTCGCCCACGTTCGGCTGCATGACCGCCAGCACGTGCCTGCTGGGCAGGATGTAGCGATCCAGCTTGCGACCCGGCGCGATGGCCGCCACGGCCTTGGTGGTGCCTGCAGCGCGTGCGACCTGTGCGCCGCCGGCGCGCGGTTGGAGCTTCTTCTCAGCCATGCGCCGGAGGTTACGGGCGCACGCCCACGCTCGCCATCGCCGCGGCGGGGCGCCCCTTGTCGTCCACCACGGTGCGCGCGCCGCAGGCCACGCACCTGAATGCCGCGCAGGGGGCGTCTGGGCGCTGCGCCGCTTCCTCGTCCTTGGTCATGCTGGTGGTGTACAGACGGCCGGCGCAGGTGCACTTGGTGGGAACCATGGGCAGGTCAGGCTAGCGCGACAAAAATCAGAACGGCGAGCACCAGGGAGCGCTCGCCGTCCATGTCGGAAGTCCAGGTTAGCCCAGGTCGCGGGACCCGGCGACGCCTTCGACGTCGTACGTGATCTTTTCGCCCTTGCCGCCGTTGGTCTTGGTGAACTTGAGCACCGCGTCGCCGTACGTGGCCTTGGACGTGGTGCCGTCGTTGTTCTCGGTGAACTCCACCACCTTGATGTCCGGGCGCACGCCGTCCAGCTCCTGCTGGTCGATGCCCTGGATGACGCCGTGCACGTTGGAGGCGTTGTCTTCCTCGAACGTGAACGTGATCTTGGCGGTTTTGAACACCTTCCACGGGCGGACGGGGGTACGGCCGATGTGCTCGTCGTTGCCCTCGTAGTACTCGGGGGTGACCACCACCTTGGTGATGTTCTTGAAGTCCTTGTTCAGCTTCACCCCGTCCACGTAGACGAAGAGGCGCTGATTCCGGCCCAGGTTCTTGATCGGCTCTCCCACGGCGGTGCTCCTTTGCTTACGCCGCGGACGGCGTGACCTTCACTGCGGTGCCGATCTCCCCGAGCAAGAACGTGCGCTTTCGCTCGGAGATGAGCTGCACCTTGAACGAGTGCGTGGCGTCGCCGGCCGCGATCTGGGCGGCGGTGTTGGCCGCTTCGAGGGGGAAGACCTGGTAGTCGATGATGCAGGGCCGGAAGATGTGGTCCTGCTTGCGGTTGGTCTTCAGCTCCAGCAAGAACGCCTTGATCAGGCTGTCCTCGTCCTCGTACAGCTCGTCATCGTTGGGCCCGCCGCGGAAGTCCTCCAGGCGCTGCGCCATGCTGAACGCGATGTAGTCGGCCATGCGCGTCTGGAAGATCGACGCCCCGGACGCGTCCGTGGTGATGTCGTTGTAGGGCGAGAACTGGCCGCTCTTGGGGTTCTTCTCGAAGCACACCACACCGGCCTTTTCCAGGTCGATGCGGGTCTGCTTCTGGGTGGTGGCCACGTCCAGGCCGATGATGTTGGCCAGCGCCTTGGTGAACGCAGTGGACTTGAACGCCACCGAGAGGTGCGGCGTGAGCAGCGTTGCCAGCGACGCCAGCGGCCCGGTGAGGGGGATCGTTCGGGTGGCGCCCTGGTCGTCGAGCACCTTGCAGTGCGGGAACACGTACACGCAATGCGTGTCCCGGTTCAGCGCCACGTTGGTGACTGCGGTGGCCTTGGTCTCGCCCGGCAGACCCATGAGGATCGAGATCCGGCGGTCCTTCATCAGGAGCACGTGAGCCTTGAGGCCCGCCATGACCGCCACCAGGTTGCCGGCGCCGGGGTCGTCCGTGAACACGAAGTTGATGTCAGAGTCGTTCTCCAGCAACGACACGCCGGCGTCCCCGTTGCCGGGGGTGCCCAGGTAGTTCCCGCTAGCGATGGCCGCGCCGTCGCTGCCGGTGGCCAGCGTGTACGTGCCGTTCACAGGGCGCCCGGTGCCGCTGCGCACCAGCGCGCCGATGAGCAGCGAGCCGCTGGTGACGCCGGCCCAGTACGTGTGCGTGGCGTCGTCAGCCACCTGGGTGGTGTCGATCTCGTCGTACGTCTCGGTGGTGTTCAGGCCGGTGGCCGAATCGGTGACCGAGACGGTCAGCTTGAAGTTGTTCGCCGTCCCGCTGGTGGCCGCTGCCACGACCAGGCTGATCGCGTTGCCGGCCGCCCCCTCGTACAGGGCGTCCACGCGCACGCTGTTGGCGGGGGTGGCGTTCTGCAGCTGGAAGGTGGCCTTGACCGGCGTGGTGCCGGTCACGCGGACGATCTGCAGATCGATCCAGGGGAACTTGGTGGCCATCAGGTACGCGGCGCTGGTGCGCGGCATGCCCGCCGGGGCGTACATGCTGCGGAAGGTGGCCGCGTCGCTGAAGTCGTTCTGGACGTTCGGCGGACCCCAGGGCAGCTGCGCCACCATGGCAGCGCGGCCCGTGCCCACCGCCTTGATGGCGTCGAGGACGGCCTTGAAGATGATGAACACGCCGCGTCCGGCGGCTTCGCTGATGCTGCTGATGACCTGCGGCATGGGGGTCCCTTCCTGCTACGTGCCGAAGACTACGATGGTTCGCGGTTCGGCACGAGGCGCCGAATCCTGAAAGGTGAGGGCCGTCCTGTCACGCACCACGCCGGCGGCATCGCGCAGGTGGCGGACGCTGCCCACGCCCTCGCGCACGGATTGCCACCCGGCGGTCAGGCTGTCGCCGGCGGCGTTGGGCTCGTCCAGGGTGGCCGCGTCGTCGAAGTCGAAGCGGGCGGGCGTGTTGTAGTGGAGCGGGCAGCGCAGGGTCAGCCCAAGCTCCTGCTGGCGGCGGCGCGCGGGGACCTGCACCATGGCCACGCCGTTGTTATGCGCGTTGGCGAACGTGGCCACGAAGCCGAACGGGGTGATCGCCTCGACCCGGACGACCTCGCGACGGTCGCCGGTGTCCACCTGCAGCAGCGTGCCCTGCCAGATGTCCGCCATGCTGGCCGGCGTCACCATGTAGCGGCCCGGGGCCGGGACGACGTACGACGCGACGCCGGGGCCGGACACCGGCGCCACTTGGCGCAGCGTGGTGTTCACCACGGGCGGGCAGGTGTCCCAGTACGGACGGTTCAGGGCGGCGTGCAGCAGCTCGTCCGCGTCGTCGCGCAGTGCGCCCGTCTCGGCCCACAGGCCGAGCATCAGGTCTTGGTCCTGCTGGTCCCAATCCCAGCGGATCGTGGCCGCAGGCATGGCGCCAGGCATCACGCGGTTGACGACGGGGCCGCCGATGCGGGTCGTGCGCGGTGCGCCCACCAGGACAACCGACAGCACCACGCGGGTGGGGGACAGCTTCAGCGGCTGATTTGCGTCCGGCCAGCGCTCCATGCACTCGGCGTCCGGCAGGCCGTGCTGCACCAGGTAGGTCGTCAGGTAGGCCGCCAGGGCGGCGCGCATTGCTGCGGTGGGGGACGTGGCCATGGTCAGGCTCCCAATCCGGCGCCGGGGCTGGCGCGCTTGACGTAGGCGGCGCGCAGGGCCGGCTCCAGCATGGCGCGCAGCTCGGGCAGGAAGTCCCGCACGTTCCACTGCGGCGTGATGCCTTCCAGCTGAATCTTGGCACGCACGGCGTATGCGGCGCTGACCGCGTCCCGCCCGTACAGCCCGAACTTGAAGCGCACCCACGCGATCAGCGGCGCGATCGGCGGCGTGAACGGGCGGGTGCCCATCTCGATGGCCTTGGCGTACGGCACGTTCACGACGATCGCGCACACCACGCTGGCTCGTGTCTTCGACGCGCCCGGCTTCTGGTAGATGCGCACCGTGGTGGCGCGCCGCATGTTGCCCGTCACGCCCTTGGGCATGACCTGGCGGGCCAGCTTGGTGGCCCCACGACGTGCGGCGTCGATGACGCCTTGGTCGAGCATGCCCACGGCCTTCATCTCGGTGCGCTTGAACACGCTGCCGAACATGCGCTGATCGGTCGAGATGGTCACTGCGCCCCCTGCTTGCCGGCGACGGGGACCAGCACGTACTCGTTCCCGAACGTGCCCACCTGGCCCTGCAGCACGACGAATTCTCCACCGCCGTACGGGTACGTGATGGGCGGCCCGGCTGCCCCGTCGATGTACGGGGGCATGCCCTCGCCCACCAGGACGATCCGCACCTGTGCGCCGGGCGTTGTCTGGGGGAAGTCGATGGCTTCGTACGGGGTGCCGATCAGCGTATCTTCGCTGAGGGGGGTCACCCGGTCCATGATCCAGCTGCCTGCGGGTACCCGACCGACGCCGCGCACCTCCTCGTGCACCAGCTTCCGCAGGCGGGGCTTTTCGGTCAGCTCGGTGTCTTGGGTCACCCAGGTGGTGCCCAGGCCGCCGCGCGCGTCGCTGGGCGTACGCACGCGCACGAACACGCGGTAGCGCCGCAGGCCGGCCTTCTGGTCCACCAGCTCGGTGCGGGCCTTGGCAAACAGACGCAGCGCCTTGTCGCGGAGGGTGCTCATGGGTCAGCCCGCGCGCAGCGGTCCTCCTCCCAGCATGCCGCCACCGAACGGGTTTCCCTTGACCTTGCAGGCCAACAGCGACGCCAGCAGGCGGCACTCGCGCAGGCCGTTGCCGCGCAGGTGGTTGTAGCGGTCGGGGTCCAGGGTGACCTCTTCCGCCTTGGCCATGGTTGCGAAGCCTTGCGCGCCGCCCAGCTCGCCCTCGATGACGGCGATGCGGGCCAGAGCTGCACGGATCGCTGCCTCGCGGTCCGCGTTGCCCTCCAGTGCGTCCATGGATTGCTCGATGTCGCCGTAGTCGGACGTGGCAAACCGATCGCGCTGCGGCTGGGCAGGGCGACCGCAGTAGGTGCGGACCAGGACACGCTCGGCTTCGCTGAAGGACATCGATCAGGGCTCCTTCGGGGGCTGGGGCTTGCTGCGGGACCGGGACCGCTTGGCGGTGGGCGCCTGCTCACCTGCCGGCGCGTCTGGCGCGTCTTCGGCGTCGTCGTCGCCCTGGGCGTCGTCCGCGACCACGGGGCCGTCCACGGGGCTGCTGGTGGGGTCGCCGGCCGGGTCGCTGTCGCCCTCGGTGGCGTTGGCCTTCTCCATGGCCTGGACGATCTCGGCGTACTTCTCTTCGCCCTTGGTGGCGATGGCGGCGCGGTCATCGTTGGACAGCTGCGTGCGCACCGCCAGGAAGCGCTGATGCACGGCGTCCATGCTGTCCGGGTCCGTGGCCGCATCGATCGCGGCGAGCAGCTGCGCGGCCAGGGGCGCGTGCACGGGCTCGGGATCGATCTTCCCCACAAGGGTCAGGCGCGTGCCGCGCGCGATGATGGCCGCGGCAACCGGGTGGCTGCACTCGGTCTCTTCGCCGGGTGCGAACGTCGCGCTGTGCGCGCCCCACTGGACAGTGATGGCGTGCGGGTGGGGGTTGCGGAACTTGGGCATAACGTGGTCCTCCTGCGCCCGGTGGCGCGTGCCCGGCGATAGTGCCTGACGACGCGCCACCTGGCGAGGAAGCGGGTCAGATCAGCTTGATGCTGGGCGACGCCGGCGCGCCGGCCATGTGGGCGTTGAAGTCCAGCTTGATCTCGTTGGCCAGCGTGTCGCTGGTCGCCTGATCGCTGCCGTCCGCCGAGGTGATCGTGTTCGTCGCGTCGGCGGTGTAGTGATACGTCGTGCTGGCGCGGTGCACGTTGTAGTCCGCCTTCACGGCGTTGAGGAACGTCTGCAGCGCAGCCAGCGTGCTGGTGCTGGTGGGCTGGGTCAGCGCCGGGGGCGCGTCAGCAGCCTTGTGGGCGAGGTCGTCCGCGAGGTGCGCGAGGTACACGAAGTAGATCTCCGCGCAGAGCGTGCGCAGCGTCGCCAGCGTGCCGTCGCCGTTGGCGGACACGATGGTGAGCGCGCTCTCGTCGGTCGGCCTCACGAAGTCACCACCCGCAGGCTTGCTGGTGATGTCCGCGTGGAACTTGGTCAGCGCGGCGGCGAGGTCGCGCTTGATCTGATTGATCGCGGAGACGCACGCGAACACGGCGGAGGAGTCGGACTTCAGTACGTGGAGAGCCATGGCGGTACCTCGTGCAGGACGGTGGTGGTCTTTGAAACGACTGCAGCCCCGACCCGTACGCGGGTCGCGCCAGGACGGGGCTGCGGGTGCGGCCTACGCCGCAGGTGGTGCTACGCGTCCGCCGCCGATCAGGTGGTGGAGACGTTCTTTCGGATACCGCAGGCGAGCGGCTTGCTGACCACGAGGTTCAGCTTGCCGGCGACGCTGCCGCGGCGCGACTCGCCGAGGCGCGCGATCTCGTACGCGTGGAACGCCGAGAGGAGTCGCCCGGCGTCCGCCTGGTCAGACGGAACGAGCGGCCCGTCCCAACCCGTGCCAGCGGGGCGCGGCAGCGCCTCCCAGTACACGTAGTTGGAGTTGAGGTAGTGGATCGCGTTGTTCGTCGCGTCCTTGTCTTCGACGAACTGACAGTTGTCGATGATGATGACGTCCGCGCTGTTGTCGAGGATGGTCTTGCCGCGCGCGGAGTAGACCTCCTTCTCCCAGCGACGCCCCGGCTCGAACAGGCCGCGGACCTTCTGGAAGACGTCCGGGTGCACCAGGGCGATGTCCGGACGCTCGCCGGACAGCACCTTGATGTCCGAGAGGTCCTTGCCCACCAGGTCGCGGGTGATCGCGGTCAGCGTGCCAGGGTCGATGACCTTAGCCTTGAAGCCAGTGGCCAGGGCGGTGCCGGCGGTGCGGTCGATGCCCGCGTAGGTGTTGTCATCCTTGAGGGCGACCGACAGACCGCTCATCTCGGTGCCGGTGCCATCACCGGTGTACGCCTTGCCGTTGATGGTGCTGGCGAGCTTGCGCACCGAGTTGAGCCAGTTACGGGCCCACGGGCTGCGCAGGTCCGAGGGCGAGTGCGACGACGCACCCACCATCTCGGCGGTGTCCGAGACGTGGAAGTTGGAGCGGTAGTGGCCCCAGCTCAGGAGGGCCGGCGCCGCGCCGTCCGATCCGAAGTTGGCGGCGTCCGCGCCTTCGGCGTGGTTCTCGGCCAGGGCACCGTCGTACTCGACGTCCCAGCTGATGTTCTTGCCCGCGCCCGTCTGGACGGGGAACAGCGCCAGCGTCACCGCCATGCGGTTGAACAGCTGAATCAGCTTGTCCGGGAACGTCTGCGCGTAGGCAGAGGTCAACAGCGCCAGCGTCTGCATCGTGTCGGTCATGGGAGCACTCCTTCACGCGTTGGTTACGCGCGCAGCTCCGTCAGCCCGAGGGGTGCCGTGCTGTGCGCTTAGCCGAGGGGGTTCTTGTTGTGGGCGTCCTGCAGCTCCGTGAGGCGCTGCTGGTGAAAGGCGTTGCGTTCGGATTCAGTCCACTGCGAGAGCGGCTTCTGCGTGTTGAAGGCGGGCTGACGTCCGCTGGCGTTGACCTGGCGGGGCGAGCCGCTGCCGCCGCCGGTGGGGGCGGGCAGCATGACTGCGGCGGACGGGGACTTGAGGTACTCGGCCACGCCTGACGCGAAGTCGAAGTCCACCGGCTCGGGCTTGCTGCCAGCGACGGCGACCGGCAGACGCAGGGTGGCGCCACCGTCTTCGGTCAGCTGAATGGCTCCGCGCGCCTTGAGGTCGTTCACGGCCAGGTCCAGCGCCTCGGGGCGGACCTTGCCGGCCAGGGCGGTGCGCAGCTGCGCCTCGGCGTCGCGCATGGACGCGTCGCGCATGCGCTGCTCGGCGGCCTTGTCCTTGGCTTCGGACGCGGCCCGCATCTCAGCGATCTGACGCTCCAGCAAGGCGACACGAGGATCGCCCTTGGTCTTGCTGTCGCCCGCCGGGGGCGCAGGGGGCTCGTTGCCACCGCCGGCGTCGCCGGCGGGAATGACCCCCTTCATCGCTTCGGTGATCATGCCTTTGAAGTCCAGCCGCCCCATGTGCGCCTTGACCGCACCGGTGATGGTCTGGTTGACGAACGCCGTCATTTCGGCGCGCGTCATGGGCTTTTCCTCGCCTTCGGTACCACCGGGTGCGGGCGCGCCTCCACCACCTGCCGGCGTGTCGCCAGCGGGGGCCATGCAGATCATGAGAGGGAGGAAGCTTCGCAGGAACATGGTGGTGACCGTTTCTCGGCGCGGGGCCGCTCGCCCGTCGTGGCTAGTGGGGTCCAGGTGCTGGGCGCGGGGCCCTGGTCCACTTCTCAGCTGTCGCCAGCTGCAACGCGGAGACTACGCGAAGCGCTCCCACGCGCAAGTACCTGCTACCGGGCCACCCTGCTGCGTGGTGTTGGGAGCCCCACCGGCGACTCGGCCACAGACTCGGCCAGGCCGGCCTGCCAGCTGCCCATGAACGGCACCACGGCGCACCTGCAGAACGGGTGCAGCGGCGGCCCGTCGACGCCACCGGGGAAGCTGTCGGTCACGTCCACCACGGTGCGGTGCAGCGACGCGCACCATCTGCAGGTCTTGCGGTCGAGGGCGGCGTCCCACTGCTTTTTCAGCGGGTAGTGGCTGCGCATGTCCAGCGCGGCGTGCTGCGCCACCGATGCGTACGCGGCGGTCATCTCGGTGCTGATGACCCGCTGCGCGTCGTTGGCGGCCATGCGCGCCACCTCGGCCGCGATCTTCTTTGCGACCTCGGGACCCTTGCCGGGGGCCATGCGCTGCAGCTCGCGCAGGGACATGGCCTGCACGCGCTTGGTGGCCACCCTGGCCGAGTGGACGCCCACGTGGTGCGTGCGTTCGGCTGACTCCTTGGCGGCAGCCTTGCGGGCTGCCTCGCGGTCGTACAGCGGCTTGGGGACGCTGCGCTTGCGGGTCGCCTTGCGTCCCAGGATCTGCCACTGGTCGTCAATGTCCTTGGTGGCCTTCTTGACCGCGTGCAGCGCCGACTCGCGCGCCGCGGCGGACAGCGACGCCTCGAACTTGCGGGTGGCCGCGCGCACGTCGCGCAGCACCTTGGCGTGCGCCTCTTCGTCCCAGCGACCACGCGTGCCCTTTTTCAGCGCGCGCTCGATATCGGTCTGCAGCGTGGCCACCGCGGTGCGCTTGACCTTCTGCACCTGATAGTCCTCGCGCCGCAGGCGCATCTGCAGCATGTCGTCCAGCGGCCCCTGCGCCCCCTTGGGCAGCGGGCGCCGGCGCGCATCTGTGGCCTTGACGGCGGCCATGCGGCGGTCAGTAGGTCTTCCAGACGAACATCGTCTTGCCGGGTCCGCGCGGGTACGTCTGCGGCTTGCCGGACGAGTCCAGCACCGTGGCCCAGAACTCGTGCGCCCCAGGGTCCAGCGATGCCGTGTCGACGCTGGGTGACACCAGCCAGTCCCGCTCGATTACGCCATCGGCGGGCGCCCCCACGACCGAAGCGGCGAAGGACCAGGGCGCGGCGGCGGGCGCCTCGATGGACCGCCCGTGGATGGTGATGCCGGTGTTGCCCGTCAGGTCCACCGGCGTCAGCGCGTTGGTGACCGGATCCCGGTCCTCCAGCAGCATGGCCAGCGGCGGGCGTGCGTCGCCCTGGACGATCTCAAAGTCGTAGGACTGGGGGACGACATACTGAGGCATGCGCGGAGGATACGCGCAGCCGGACCAGTGGTCACGCCGCCACGAATCGCGGCACTACGAGCAGCGCTGATCCGTTGGTGACCTGATACGTGTCGACGCCGCCGCTTCCCCAGCTCACGACAGCGGCCCCGCCGGACGCCAGTCAGAGGTCAATTCAGCCGCTGTTTGAAGCTTCGACGCGAACCCGCTCCACCGCGTCAGCGTCGTCGCCGCATCGGTGGTCCAGAAGAAGTTGGTGATGACCGTCACGCCATCGGCGAGCGTGATGGTTGGCCCGCTCAGGAGCGCGTTGCGGATCCGGATCGCGCGAGCCTTCACCGTCGCGTCGGCGTTGCTGATGTCTAGCAGGATCTGCGTCCACGCTCGGACGGGGATCGCCCACTGGTTCAGCGTCGGATGTCTGCGCGCGTCGGCCCACTTGGTTGGTGCCTGAAACACGGAATCAGAAAGGCGACCGATCCAGAAATGCGTGAGGTCCGACGCGGTAAGCGCGGGCAATCGGTCATCTTCTTTCGCGCCGCGAAGGGTACGAAGGATGTCCCAGAGCGCCGAGGCGAAGTCGTTCGCATTCTTGAGCGTGCTGAAGGTCGCGGCGTTCACACGTACACCGCCCCGAATTGATTCAGCGAGTAGAGGTACCAAGCCGTTCGATCGGCAGTGCCCATCGAGCCTTGGTAGATGGCGAAGATCGGCGTCGCGCTGCCGTTCAGCCCGAGATCTAATGCGGGTCGGTTTCCGATGCCGAACGACTGGAAGCCTGCCGTTCCCGTCGTGCCGCTTGACGTCGTGGTCGTCGGTCCCGCGTGATAGAGCTTCGAGCTTGCGCCATCGAACACGGCGATGACGCACTTCGTCTGCCCTGCGTTCGCCGCTTCGGACAGTCCTGTGCTGATTTGCGTTCCGGCGTAGCTTGTCCAGCCACCACCCGCGCCGACGAACACGAGGCCGCCGCTCGTACCGTGCGGCGTTCCATCCGTCGCGACCTGCGCAGTGATCGTATTCAGGTTGACGACAAAGCAGACGGTGAACGGCTGCGAAATCGCGCCGCTCCAGTTGCCGACGCACGGGAGGAAGTCGCCACCATCGAATTGGAAAGACGGCTTGTTGAGGAAGCGGCTGTCATTCGGGATGATGGTCGGTTGTGCACCCGGAGTCGCCTGCGATAGATTGCGATTGCTGTCGCCGCTCGGGCCCGTGTCGCCGACCGCAGTGACCGACGTGCCGCTCAGGGTCACGAGTCGATCCGCTCTCCACATCGCAAGCAGCGTCAGCGACGTCGGCGGGGGCTCGATGGAGTCGTCGTCTACGGGCACGACGATCCGACCGGCATTCACCGGAATCAACAGCCCGCCCTCGGTCTCGCACCACATCAGCGCACCGCGTAGTTGAGCTTCGGAGAGCCGCTCTCCGCGATTACGTAGACCTGGTTAGCATTCGTGCACGGGTACCAAAGGCGTTGGCCCGGCAAGAGCTGGATCCCGCGTGAGGTCGTGATGTTCGAGTCCCCGATGCGAAGGTTTGCGGTGTTCGTCGAGTCGGCCTGAAGGAAGACACCAGCGACTGCGGTCAAGGATGAGAGCGCCGTCGCGGAGCCCGAGCCCGTGACCTGCGCGGGCGTCGAAGGTGCCGAGGGCGTCAGCGCTTTGACCGCTGCGTCATCGGTCGCGAGCGTGACCGGCGTCGAGCCGGTCATCACGGCGGTTCCCTTGCTCGGAATCTTGTCGACGTCTGCCTTGATGGCCGCCATCAGCGTGTCGTCGGTGGCGATGGTTACGCCGACCGATCCGCTCATCGTCTGGGTGCCGAGCGCCGAGGGGAGCTGTCCCGTCTTCGTGCCCGTGTAGAACGCGGCGCCGTCGCTGGGACGCATGGCCATCGCGCGCGTGGCGGCGTCACCGGCCGGGGCGACATTGCCGCCGCCGTCGACGCGCTGCGCCCTCTGCGAGCCGTCGCCCTGCTTCGTCAGGATGTTGTCGAGGACCGCCTTGGCGAGGTCCTGCCTGGCCGCAGTGGCCACGCCGGTGACGGCCGTCAGGATGTTGCTGAGGGTCGTGGACGACGTGGCCATCTTGGCCAGCGCGGTCATCCAGGGGAACGTGCCTGTGGCTTCGAACCACACTTGGACGCTGCCAGCAGTCAGCGTGGGCGCGCGCAGCTGCACGGCCTGGTAACCCTCCATCGGGATGATGAAAGACTGATCCCCCACCGGGTTGGTCAGGACGCTGCTCGGCGTGCCGTTGATGATGCCCAGCAGCTGCAGCGGCTCCCACGTCAGGCCGTCAGCGGCCAGACCTTCGGCCACCAGGGTGCCTGCGAATGCGGGCGCCGCGCTGGGCTTGATGTGGACCTGAATGGTCCCAGCCCCGGGCGCCACATGCGTGGCCACGCCGTCCGGCGCGTTGACGGTGGTGGGCCCGCCCTTGCGATCGACGAACACCAGCAGCGACGACAGGCGCATCAGATCAGCCCTCCCAGTACGTACTCGGTGCCGTCGAACACCAGGTTGATGTCCGCATACGGGATATCGACGATGACCGTCCCGTCACCGCGGCAGGTCTTGCCGGCCAGGTCCACGGTGACATCGCCGCCCAGCTCGCCGGTCTCGTCCATCACGTCGACGCGGAAGTTTTTGGCAGGCGTCGCCGGCAGGGTGACCAGCAGCGCGCCCGTGCGCGCCTTGACCACAACCCACCATTGCTTGGAGGTGTCCAGGGCCAGCGTGGGGCCGCCGGTGTGGCGAATCACTTCGGGCATGACGTCTCCCCCGGGCGTGGCGGTGCCGCCGCTGCCGGTGACCACGGCCCGCACGCCGTGCGGACGGTTGACGACAGCGACGGGGCTGCCCGTGCGGACGATTGCGGCAACCCGGTCAGCCATCCCGGGCGAGTCTACGCGCTCCGCCGTGGGGGTCCAGCTACCACCAGGCGCGCAGGCGCGCCCAGCGGAGCCACAGCCACGCGTACAGGCGGTCCCACCACGGATCCGGCAGCGGTGCCGGTCGCGCAGCCACGGGGCTGCTGGGTGCCTTGGCGCCGCATGCGGCGCCGTACATGCACTGCCCGTCACTGAACGCGCGCCGGCCGCAACCCCACATGCACCGGCCCTGCTGCTGGGTGCGATGGTGCCCGTTCACTTGGGGGCCGCCTTCTTGGGTGCCTTGGCGGCCTTCTTTGCCGGCTTCTTGGGCTTGGCCAGCTCTTCATCCGAAGGCGGCTCGTCGCCATCTGCGTCACTGGGGCCGCCTTCTTCGTCGCCGTCCGGCTCCTTGGCGCCGATGGGGTCCAGCTTCATCGCCTGGCGGTTGGCCAGCTCCTCGTTCGTTACGTTGTCTTCGATCTCCTGGCGGATCGTGTCGTGGTCCTCTTGCGAAGCGTCCGGCACCACGGCGCGGGCCAGGCGCTGGTACATGCGCACGTGCAGCGTGCGGCTGGGGATCGCCAGGGCGTCCACCTTTGTCACGTTGTCGACCAAGCCGCCCACGTCCGCCTCGCTGAACGCGTCCATGCCGCTGCAGTGCACGCCCGCGTCCTTCTCGCCGCGCGCGACGGCGGCCAGGTGCATGACGCGCTCGGCGACCTCGCACAGGTGCATACCGTAGGCGCGCAGGACCACCTCGCCGCTGGCGGCGTCGACAGCCTTGGACTCGCCACTGCGGCCCACGGCGGCGGCGTTGTTATCCACCCCCAGGGCCATCTGGTTGGCGATGCGATACAGCTCGTCTTTCAGGTCCGTGGTGTAGTCCCTGAACGGCGCGAATGCGTCTGCGGGCGGAGCGTCCCAGCTGACCGATTCCTCCGTGCCCAGGGTCATGCCCAGGGCGGGCCCGTGCGCAGGAATGTCGTCCTCGGTCGCGGGCGCCTTCAGGTGGAAGATGCGCATCGCGTAGCAGGTGCGGTGCAGCGACCACGACAGCGCGCACCGGCTTCGGAACTGCTCCACCGCGGGGCTGTACAGGATGTTCATCAGCCACAGCACCTCGGGCAGGCACATGGTGACCAGGGGCACCTTGCCGGGCGTAGGGCTATCGCCTTGGTCCTCGACGGTGATGGGCTGCTTGGGGTCGTGGTGCTCGCCGTCCTTGGTGTCCAGGCGGTAGCGGGTCCAGCGTTCGCGCTCCCACAGGGTCCAGCGCTCGGTGGTGACGTTGCGGCGCTGCGTGGGGTCGCTGCGGCCCTTGGTCACGCTCTTGGTTATTACCCACAGCAGCTCGCCGTCCTCGGCGTACTCCCAGTCGAGCACCTCGCCCGTGGCCATGATGCGCGTGTACGTCTTGTCTAGACCCTGGTCCCGCCACTGCGCCAACGTCACGGGGGCGGCGCCCGGCGGGGGCTTGGGAGCGTCCAGCAGCAGCCACCCGCGACCAGCGACCAGCGCGCGCTTGGTCAGCTCGCGCAGCTGCGCCATGAGGTCAGTGCCGTGGCCGTCCGAATTCTCTTTGAACTCGGCCCACCAGTCCGGCTGTGCGGGGGCTGGCTTGCCCGCTTCGGCGCGCAGGCGCATCTCCATGCGGCCCGTGAACAGCCAGCTGACCAGGTAGTTCACGATCGGCCCGGCGTACGGCAGGAAGTGGTAGCTGGCCTTCCTGAACCTGTACGTCTCCGGCTCCTCGGCCGGGCGCTTGGGCAGCAGCTGGTCCAGGCGCAGCTGCAACGCTTTGCCGCCCCGGTACAGCGCCTCGTAATTCGAGAGCAGCTCGGGGTCCTGCTCGGGGTTCAGCTGTTCCAGGTCTTCTTTGAGCACGCCCCGAGGCTACTCGATGGGTTCAGGCTGCACCACCGAGCCGTCCGGCATGGTGATGGACACCGCATGCCAGTCCGTGCGCTCGGCCCCCAGCTCGTCGCGCATGTGCTCCAGGGCGTTCTCGGCCAGACGCCTGACGACGCGTGGCAAGGCGCCCTGGCGCACGCCGTTGCCGATGGACTGCGTGTACAGCCGGCGGGCCAGTGGCACGTCGCTGCCCGGCTGGTCCACCACCACCTCGATGGAGTACAGGGTGCCGCCCGGGCGCACGGACACCTTGGCGGTGGCCTGCAGGCGCTCGTCCAGCGGGCCCTTGGTCAGGCGCTCGGCGATGTCCGGGTGCGACGTTGCCAGGTCCGCCAGCACCTGCGCCATGGGGTCGCTCGGCGGCGAGTCGGCAGACGGGGCACGCTCGGTGGGGGGCGCGGCATCGTAGGTGCGCACCTCCACGGTGACGCCGGGGCGCGCGCGTAGCCGCAGCGCCTCGCCAGCGCACTGGCAGACGTCTACGCCGGCGCCATGCACCTGCCGGCAGGCGCCGCAGGTCCACATGTCCGGGTCAACCGGGGCCACGCGCAGCTGCGTGGTGTTGCCCTGGAAGGCGCTGCAGTCGCACGTGCCGACCTGGCACGGGCCCGCGTCATGGTTGTGGGAGATTCGGCGGTGCCCGCACGCGGCGCAGAACCTTGGCTGCACGGCGGCCATGGCGCTGGGGGTGTCCCTGCGCGTGGGGCCAGGCTCGACGGGCGGGCCCGCCTTGTCGCGTGTGTCGGTCATCGGTCGTCTCCTGTCTTCTTGCCGCTGCGGTCCAGCCTGGTCAGCGCCTGCGAGTTGGCCGGCAGCACCCACCACATACCCGCGCCGCGCTTGCGCGTGATGGCGCCACGCAGGGACGCGTCGTGCAGCCCAACCACGGTGCACGGTCCACGCACACACAGCGGCTTGCCCGGGGGCGTGCCGTACGCCTTGCTGGCCCTGCACCGGCACTGCGTCAGGCCGCGGGCGTCGATGCGCCGCACGTCGTCGCACTGCTCGCACATCAACAGCAGCATCAGTACCCGCGCCGGCGCTCGCGCGTGCAGGCGCCCTTGGTCCGGGTGGTGGGCGTGTGGTCGCGGGCGGCCTGCTGTTGCTTGGCCCAGCGGTCCATGGTGCGCGCCCACTGCTGATCGGGCGGCAGGGTGCACGCGGGGAACGGCACGCGCTCATGCGTCTCTTCGAAGCTTCCACACTCCAGGCACCAGACGCGCATCAGCGGGTGTTCCAGCGGTGCCGGCCGGCCACGTGGAACTCGCCGTCGTGGTTGTCGTCGTACTCGCACCGGTGGCCGCCGCTGGACGTGGCCGCACAGCGCAGGTCGTGCACCCCGTCGTGGAACAGCAGCAGCACGCACTGCGACACGGGGGCCCCGTCGCTCAGGCTGGCCTGCACGTCACAGCGATGGATCGCCATGGCGCGGAGCCTACCTACGGCGGCGCGCTTGGCGAATGACGCGGCGCCTTGCCCGCGCGGACACCAGGGCGACCAGCTGTTCGCGCGACAGCCCTATCTCGACGTCCACCGTGTCGCCCATCCAGTGGCTACGGTGATGGGTCCACGGCCACAGCGGCTCACGCCGGCGGTGCGCGTTGGCCTGCATGGCGCCAGACAGTCCGCTGCGCGCCTTGCCCTGGTGCTTCAAACGCCCCAGCCCTTCAGCCGGCTGCGCCTGTCGCCACTGCGCACCAGGCCGCGCGGGGGCGGCGGGTCCTTGGGCAGCAGCAGCTCGGTGCAGGCCCACACTAGGGCGTCCATGCGGTCCGGGCTGGGCTCGCCGCTGTCGGGGACCCAGGTGCACATCTGGTCCTCCAGCAGGGCGCTACGCACGACGTGGTGGACGCGGCCCTGCTCGTAGCAGGCGCTGATCGGCTCGGCGCGCGTGCGTTTACCGCGTGACGCGTGCAGGCCCAGGTACGGGGCGTTCGCCCAGACGGTGCGCACGTTCGCCTCGACCAGGGCGCCGCCGTTGTTGATCTCGGCGACGATGCGGTCAGCCTTGTGCGCGCGTGCCGTGTTCACCAAGACGCGCGCCCACCCGTCAGGCGAATGGTGCCCGCTCAGGTCGTCGAGGATCCACACGTGGTCCCACCAGCGCGACACGCCCCGCGGGTCGATGATCTGTCCAGGCTGCAGCAGGTCGTACAGCGGCTTCCCCGCCATGTCGTACGGCACCTTGGCCAGGCCGGCGACGACGACGCCCGTCTCGGCGCTGCCGCTTTCGGGATCGTTGCTGACCGCGGGGTCGCACGCGACCACGATCCGGCTGAACTTGGGCAGCAGCTTGGCCCAGGCCGCTGCCTCCAGCATGGCGCGGTGCCACAGCGCGCCGGGCGTGTCGCCCAGCAGCTCGGCGTGCAGCTCCTGACGGCCCAGGCGCGTGCCCTCGTAGCGGCGGACCACCTGCCGCACGAACTGCGCGCTGAGGTTGTCCCGATTCTCGTACGTGCTGCCGCCGGTGACGCGTACCTCGCCGGTGCCGTCCGTGCTGCGGGCTACCAGCTCCTTGACCAGGGGGATCGGTCTGGGCGTGGTGGTGACCACCACCTGCGGCGTGGCGCCGGGCAGGCGCAAACCGAATTGCAGCTGGTCCCAGGTGTCCGGGTACTTCCAGGTGGCAATCTCGTCCGCCCAAGCCTTGTGATGCTGCGGGCCGCGCAGGGCGTTGGGCGTCTCTGCGCTGAAGGTCGTGGCTGTGCTGCCGTTGGGCCACGTCAGGCGCCGCGTGCTGGGCGTCCACACAGGCTTGAACCACGGTGGGCTGATGTTCAGCAGGCCAGACTCGCCCTCGACCATGGTGTCTCGGACGTCAGCCGGCGTGCGTGCCACCAGGGCGATGCGGATCCCGGGCTGCTCTTCGGCCCACAGGCGCACCGTCTCGGCGCCCGTGCGGGTCTTGCCCCAGCCGCGGCCGGCCAGGATCAGCCACACCAGCCAGTCCCCGTCAGGGCGCAGCTGCTTGTCGCGCGCCCACAGCTGCCAGTCGTACGCAAGCAGTCGCGCGGCGTCGTCCGGCAGGTCCTCGATTGCCTGCTGTCGCTGGGCGTCGTCCATGGCGGCCAGCGTATCGCGCAGCCGCAGCAGCTCGTCGTTCACGACGGGCAGTGTACGCCGGTCATTCGTCCGGGTCCCCGTGGCAGCGACAGTCCTCAGGGTCGCGCATGCACAGCGCGCAGAATGCACCGCGCACGAGCGCGGGCGGCGCCACCAGGCACGCCGCGCGTGCCGTTGCGCACTTGGGTCTGAACCAATCGGGCGAGTACCTGCATTCGGCCGGCCTGAAGCTGCACGGCCACGGCGTGCGCCCACCTTCACCAGGCGGGCACAGGTCCCAACGTGGCCGCGTCACTTGTCCCCGTACCTGGCGCGGAAAGCGTCGGCGGCGGCCAGCAGCAGGCGCAGCGACGTCTCAGCGAAGACCATGCGCCCGTCCGGCAGCTTGACGATCAGGGCCACGCTGGTGGCGCCGCTGGTCATGCCGCCAGCCAGTGCCGTGATGGTCATCTCGTCGCTGACATGCACCAGGCGGCCCTCCTGTTTGGCCTTGGCCAGCTCAGGGAAAGCGCCGTCGCCGTCCAGCACGATGTTCATTGCAGGCATTCGCAGTCTCCTTGTCATGTGAAGCGGATCCTGGTCGTGGCCACCCGCACGCCGTCAACGTGCAGCGTGGATGTCTCATCAAAGAAGCGGCGTCGGCAGGCCATGCACAGCCAGTGGGCAGACGAGACGCCGCCCTGCTGCGCCAGCAGCATGGCTGCCTGTGCACTCAGTGGCTGCAGGGCGGCCACGTAGCTCGCCCTCGCCATCGGACACAGCGTCATGAGCGACGGCTGCGGCGCCGGCCTACCAAACACAGGCCGCGACGCCTGGCGCAGGCAGGCGCGATCCAGCCCGTAATCGTTGGCGCAGTCCGGCTGGGTGGGGTCATCGCTGACGTGGCCGCAGGCGCCGCGCGCGCGGATGTGGACCGCCCCATGCCCAGGCAAGTGAACGAAGCGCCACGCGTGCTCCAGCAGCGTGGCGTCTGGCTCACGCTTCGACAGCAGCCTGCCGTGTGTCCCCCCCCCAACAATTCTTTGCCCGCGATCACTCATCCACGTCCCCTCACGGCAAGCTCACATCGATCCAGATGACGCCGTTGGTGCCGTCGATCTTCTCGGTGACCACCACATTACGACGCAGTCTCCTTGGTTGGTTTGCGGGTGCAGCAGGCTGGAGTTGAACCAGCGTTTCCGGGCGTCGCGCCATTGGCGTCCTAACCACTAGACGACTGCTGCAAAGCCGGATTACGCGCCGGCTGCGCGGAGCCGATCGATGTGGCCCCCGCGTGCACCCACTTCGCGAAACCCTGGCTGTCGTCCTCGGGCGTAATCCATCGCGTACGCGAACCCACCATTCGCCATAATGGAAGCCGGGACCGAGTGCGCGAAGTTCCTCAACGTTCCTCATGACCGGCGCGGCAGTGCACGCAGTAGCAGGCGACACCATGGCCGCAGTCGCACGCGATCGTCGTGGCGGGCTGCCGTCGCACGAACCGACCGATCGACGCCCCCAGGGCGACCAGCGCCGTGGCCAGCAGGTGCGTCTTGCGGTGGATGCGCCGGCACAGTCGCGCGCCGCAGGTGTCGTACCCGGGCGCCTTGGCCCGGTGGCAGCCAGGGCACACCAGGTACAGCGGAACGGTGTCCGGCCCCAGGTCCAGGAACAGGATCCCCCGCTCGGTCACCGGTGCACCGCCCGGCGGATCGTCAGCGCCGCATCGACCAGGGCGGCCTGCATAGCCTTGGCCCATTCCTTCAACTTCTCGGTGTTCTGCAGCGGCGGCATTTTTGAGCAGGCGACACCCCAGGCGGCAGCCGCGTTCGACAGCGCCATGACTACCGCCGCGCACTCCTCGTTCAGCGAGGCGCACGTTTGCCTGAGGTGCGCAGCCTCACACAGCAGCCGCTCCTTGTCGGCGGCCAGGGCGTCGCGCTCGACCTGCAGCTGGTCGAGGTCCTTCACCAGCCACGCGTTGTCCACGGCCCCGGTCTGCCGCACCTGGTCGCGCGCGCGACCCAGGGCGTTCCAAAGCTGGGTGATGGCCACCCTGGCCCCCTTGGTATCTTTGGTGCCCCAGACGGGCAGCTGCGCGCTGTGCGACTCGCGCAGCAGGTCGTCCACGGCGATGACCAGCTGCGTCATGGGGTTGGGCGCATGGAAGCTGATGCGAGGTTCGGGCGTGGCGGCGGTGCCGTTCTCGGTGTCGTTGGTGTCGGACATGGCGGTCGCTCCTTTATGGGCACCGCATAGTGCTACCGCCGGGTAGCAAAAGCCAACAGTGCGGCGCCGCGTTAGTGTCCGCTCGTACACCGTGGACGGCGGCAGGTGTCCGTTTTCCAACCTGGTCGCGTGTCGCGTCGATTCACCTTGACACGTTTCGAAAACACTCGTTCTCTCGGCTCTCGCGTGTGCGGGCGGTCTCTGGGATCGCCCTCGGCAGGCAAGACATCAGTGCAGGTCCGGCGGGACGTCCCAACGCCCTGACGCGGTGACCGCAAGGGGCGTCGATTCGACAGCGGCCGGCGGCTGGGCCGGCGGCAGCGACGGGCGGACCACCGCATCACGAGAGGCTTGGGGGGAGGGTGACATCACGCCCAGCCGCTTCGCCAACTCTGCGCGCGCGGCGGTCGCGTCCATCTGCACGACGACGTGCTGGCCCTGGACGTCCAGCCGGTCCTTGCGGGCCCAGCGCTCGGGGTAGCGGCGGCCCATCAGCTCCAGGATCGCGTGAGGGTTCTTGCCGAGCAGCACGCGGGCGGACGCCTTGACCTCGGCGTCGTGTTCAGCGCGCGCGACTGCCCGACAGAACAGACGGTACGGCTTGTTCTCCTTGCCCCTCTCGCCGCGGTCGATGGACTCCTGGCCCCAGCGCATCCAGCGCAGGGCGGTGTCCGGGTGTACGCCGGCGTAGCGGGCCGCTGTCGAGAAGTACGACAGGGACCGCAGCGCTTCGCACACCTTCTCGCGCACCTTGCGGGTGCACTTGGTGGGGCGGCCGGTGGGGTTGGG